GATGGTGGTGCCGCAGTTGCCGCGCCGAGACAAAGCGCGCGGCGCGCGCCGCGGCAGGCGCAACCCCGATCGCCGTGCTCCGAGAGCGCGCCAGTGCTCGACGAGCTGTAAAGCAGGCCGCGCGCGCCGCGGCGAGGGCAGAACGCGCCGCTAAACGTGCTGCTCGTCCTCGCCGCTCGCGATCCGAGATGATCAAGCGATCCGTGGCCCGGCAGCGCGAGCGCTACAACACCGACCCGGACTTCAAGGCCCGCGTCAAGGCGAAGAAGATCCGCCGCAAGCGCGCGGTCGCCGGCACACAGGTCATCCCGGTCAACCACCTCCTCGTCGCAGAGCGCGACGGTTGGCGCTGCGCGATCTGTCGCGGCAAGGTCACGCGCGAGAACTGGTCTCTCGATCACGTGGTTCCCCTGTCGAAGGGCGGCGGGCACACCTACGCAAACGTCGTCCTCGCTCACCGACGATGCAACAGCCGGCGCGGCGCCGGACGATTCCCCGTGCAAGCGCCGTTGTTCGCGCTGCCGGCCGGGGTCGCGCGATGATGACCCTCACCGCGTACGCGTCTCGCCGCGGCGTCTCGCCGAAGGCAGTGTCCAAGGCGGTGGCCGCCGGCCGGCTGACCACGAGCGTGGTGCGCGACCAGCACGGCGCGCCGAAGATCGCCGATCCCGACCTCGCCGATCGCGAATGGGAGGCGAACACGCGCGCCCGCGTCGAGTATGTGGCCCCCGCTCCCTCACCCGGGACGGGGGCCGTGGTCGGCGGCCGAGGCGGTGTGTCGAACGACCTCGGTGCAGGTGCAGCGGACCCGACGCCGAACCATAGCACGCAGTCGCCCGAGCTCGCCGCGTACTACGCGCACCGCTCGGCGCGTGAGAGCGAGGCGGCTCGGCACGCGAGGCTGCAGGCCGACCTCGCCGAGCTGACGCTCGCGGAGCGGCGCGGGGAGATGATCCCCATCGCGCAGGCGCGGCGCGACGTGATGGAGCGCTACGCCACCGTCAAGACGCGCTTGCTGGGCGTGCCGCGGCTCGTGGCCCAGCGATTCCCCCACCTCGCCGCGGAACTGGTGCCGGTGCTGGACGAGCTCCTGCGTGAATCGCTCGAGGAGCTGGCCTCCGGTGGCAGCGCCGAGTAGCTGGCTCGACGGCACCGACGAGGCACTCCGCCCGCCGCCGCGGCTGTCGCTCTCGGAATGGGCCGACACCCACTACCGTATGTCGCCCGAGAGCTCGGCGAACCCAGGCAAGTGGCACTCGCGCCCGTATCAGCGCGGGATCCTCGACGCGATCACCGATCCGGCCGTCGAGCGCGTGAGCGTCATGAAGTCGGCGCGCGTCGGCTACACGCTCTGCATCAACGCGGCGATCGCCTATCACATGCACCATGACCCGTGCCCGATCATGGTCGTGCAGCCGACCGTCGACGGCGCGAAGAAGTACTCGAAGGAGTTCATCTCGCCGATGCTCCGCGACGTCGAGGTCCTCGCCGATCGGGTGAAGGGCGCGGCGGTGAAGTCGAGCGGGCGCACGATCCTCGACAAATCCTTCCCCGGAGGTGTGCTCTCGATGGTCGGCGCGAACAGCGGCGCCGGGTTCCGCATGAGCTCGCGCCGCGTCGTGATCTTCGACGAGGTCGACGGCTACCCGCCGAGCGCCGGCGACGAGGGCGATCCGATCGCGCTCGGCGAGAATCGCGCGCGCGAGTTCTGGAACCGGAAGATCATCGCCGGTTCGACGCCGACGATCTCGGGCGCGAGCCGGATCGAAGAGCTCTTCGATGCTGGCGATCGCCGACGGTTCCACGTGCCGTGCCCGCACTGCGGTCACATGGATCACCTGACCCCACGCGAGGAGAACGACGGCGGTCACTTCATGCGATGGGACAAAGGCAAGCCCGAGACCGCGAGCTTTGTCTGCCGCGCGTGCGGCTGCGAGATCGAAGAGAAGCACAAGCGCGAGATGCTCGAGGCCGGCGAATGGCGCGCCGCCGGCGAGTTCTCGGGTCACGCGAGCTTCCACATCTGGGCGGCGTACTCGATGTCACCGAACACGACGTGGGCGCAGATCGCCGCCGAGTTCGCGGCGGCCACCAAGGCGGGGGTCGAGAAGCTGCGCGCGGTGATCAACACGCTGTTCGGCGAGACGTGGAAGGAACGCGGCGAGGCGCCCGAATGGGAGCGGCTCTACCAGCGCCGCGAGCCGTACAAGATCGGCACCGTCCCGGACGGCACCGTGGCGCTGACCGCTGGCGTCGACGTCCAGAAGACGCGCCTGGTCTATGAGGTCCGCGCCTGGGCGCTGAACAGGGAGTCGTGGTCGATCGAGGCGAGCGAGCTCCATGGCGACACCGCGCTCGAGGCGACGGAGCCGGGGTCGCCGTGGGCCCAGCTCGACGAGCTGCTCGCGCGATCGTTCCCCGCGCCCGACGGCAACCAGTGGACGATCACGAAGATGGCGGTCGACTCGGGGTACAGCGCTCAGGTCGTCTACAACTGGGCTCGCCGCTACCCGGCGACCCGCGTGATGGCGTGCAAGGGCGTTCCCGGCGCGCGCCTGCTTGTCGGCGCCACGACGGCGGTCGACGTCAACGTGCGCGGCCGCAAGATCCAGCGCGGGTTCCGCATGTGGCCGATCGGCGTCGACGTCGGAAAGAGCGAGCTCTACGGGTGCCTGCGGCTCGAGCTCGGCACCGACGGGTCCGTGCCGCCCGGCTACATACACTTCCCCGACTACGATCCCGAGTTCTTCAAGCAGCTCACCGCCGAACACCTCGTCACCACGGTCAATCGCAAGACCAGACGATCGACGCTCAGGTGGGAAACGCTTCCGAATCGCGAGAACCACTACCTCGACACCGCGATCCTCAACCGCGTCGCGGCAGCCGCGCTGGGAATCGATCGCGTGGCCAAGGCATCGCCGGCCGCGCCGCCGGCCGCGCGGAGCCCGGACGACGCGCCCCCGCAGGTCGAGGTCGAGGTCGAGGCGCCGCGCCAGATCGCCAAGCCGAGCTCCGGATTCTGGCGCGGCCGCCCTGGTGGCCTGCGCCCGGGTGGGTGGCTGGGCCGCAAGCGCTGAATCCGGACCCGGATCGCGCCAGGTTTCGCGCACGTACAGAAATCAGCAGGCGACCCCTTGCGCGTCCTGGTTTTCGTACGTATCTTATTCTCATGAACAAGGCAATCAAGGCAGGGCGACTGGCAATCTCGGCGGAGCACATTGGCAACGAGCACGAGGCAGAGCAGGCCGCCCGCACCGCCGGCGCCCTGGCCCGCCGCGCCGGCGCCGACCTCGACACGCTCTACGCCTCGCTCGACGGCATCGCCCGCGCGGAACTGTCCTGGAACGCGATGGTCGACGGCTGGTACCAGGCGGCCTGAGCGGCCGGCGCCGCTGGCGCCTTGCGACCAGCCCGCTCGCTGCGGGTTGACCGGAGGGAACCAGATGCCGACGACACGCAAGCGCAAGGGACCTGGCGGACGCCGCAAGGGTGCGGGCCGCCCGCCGATCGACAACCCGCGGTCGGTGCGCCGCGAGCTCCGGCTCCTGCCCGAGGAGGAGGCGGAGCAGGATGCCGCTGCGGCACGCGAGTCGCTGACCTGGTCTGAGTGGATTCGCGCGGCAGCGCAGCTGGCGATCGCGCGCGGCTCGACGCGGTAGCGATCGTTTCTGGATCGGACACGCGGCGACAGGCACCGTTTCTGGATCGCCCGCGCGCGGTCGGACGAGCAGCGCCAGCTTGACGCGCCCGTTGCGGCGTGATCCTCACGTCCGGCATGGCATGGACGCAAGCCGACGCTGATCTCCTGCGTGAGGCGATCATGAAGCTCGCGACCGGCACGCGAGTCCTGAAGGTCGCATACGCCGGACCGCCGGCACGCGAGGTGAACTACCAGCAAGGCGACCTCAAGATCATGCGCGAGCTGCTCGCCGAGATCGAGGGCGTCGCCGCCGCCTCTACGACCACTGGCAGCTACAGGCTGGGCGCCACCCGGAAGGGCCTCGGTTCGTGAGCGCGCTCGATCGCGTGATCTCCTGGATCTCGCCTCGGTGGGCGCTCTCGCGCCAGCGCGCGCGCTTCATGGCCCGCCACTTCGAGGCCGCATCGGTCGGGCGGCGCACCGACGGCTGGTCTCGGCGCGGGACGGACGCGAACACCGCGGCATCCGGCGCGACGCTCGCGCGGCTGCGCGCGCAGGCGAGAGACCTGGTGCGCAACAACCCGTGGGCGCGGCGCGGTCTGCGCCGAATCGTCTCGAACACCGTCGGGTGGGGAATCACCCCGAAGGCCAACGGGCCTGGCGCGGATCACGTGATGGATTTGTGGAAGCTATGGGGCGAGACCACGCAGTGCGATGCCGACGGTCGGCTCAACTTCTACGGACTGCAGCGCCTCGCCATGCGTACGATCGTCCAATCGGGCGAGGTGCTCATCCGTCGACGGATGCGCATGCCCACTGATGGCCTCGCGATCCCGATGCAATTGCAGGTCCTCGAGCCGGACTTCCTCGACGTGACGATGGACAGCATGCGCGGCGAGGCCGGCGGCGAGATCGTGCAGGGGATCGAGTTCGATGCGATCGGTCGCCGCGTCGCCTACTGGCTGTTCGACCGGCACCCGGGCGGTCGCTCGGTGCTGAGCCCGACGTCCAAGCGCGTCCCGGCCGATGGCATCCTCCACGTGTTCGACGTCGAGCGCCCGGGCCAGGTCCGCGGCCCGTCGTGGTTCGCGGCCGTCGACGTCCGCCTGCACGACTTCGACGAGTTCGAGGACGCCACGCTGATGAAGCAGAAGATCGCCGCCTGCATGGCGGCGTTCGTGACCGACCTCGACGGCAGCGGGCCCGCGCTCGGCCAGCCGGGCACCGACTCTGCGAGCGGCCAGCTCACCGACACGTTCGAGCCCGGCATGATCATCCCGCTCGCCGCGGGCAAGCAGGTCACGATCGCCAACCCGCCAGTGGCGACCGATCACCAGTCGTTCAGCGCGAGCTCGCTGCGCGGCGTCGCCGCGGGTCTCGGCGTGACGTACGAGGACCTGTGCGGCGACTACTCGCAGGTGACCTTCAGCTCCGCGCGCATGTCGCGGCTGGCGCACCAGGCGGATATCGAGGACTGGCGATGGAACATGCTCATCCCGCAGTTCTGCGCGCCCGCGTGGAGCTGGATGCTGACCGCTCTGCGGCTCGCTGGCGAGAATGTCGGCGACGCGCCCGCCGAGTGGACGCCACCGCCCATGCCGATCCTCGAGCCCGACAAGGAAGGCACCGCGTACCAGCGGCTCGTTCGCAACGGCTTCAGGACCTGGTCGCAGGTGATCCGCGAGCTCGGCTACGACCCTCGCGATCAGCTCACCGAGATCGAGAAGTTCGGCGAGGACCTCGACGCTCGCGGCATCGCGTTCGATTGCGACCCGCGCCGCATGACCGCTGCGGGCAACGTGCAGCAGGTCTGGGCTGCAGGCCAGATCGTTCCGTGGCCACCGAAGGACGCGCCGGCGATCGCCGCGAAGGCACCGAACGGCCATGCCTCCGCTGCTGCTGCGGCTTCCGAGGAAGATGACGCAGCGGACGACGTCGCAGATGACGGCGACGCGTCCGGCGCGAACGGCGCTGCGCACTGAACCACTTGACGCGGCGTACAACCCGTGATCCTCCGGTCGCGGATGGCAAAGCGCGCCACCCGCACCGCAGAGATTCCACCGCTGCAGTTGCGCGCCAGCGTGGCGCCGTCGACGGTCGACACGGAGCGGCGCACGGTGCAGGTGATCTGGACGACAGGCGCGCGCGTGCTCCGCGGATTCTTCGATCAGTTTTGGGAGGAGCTCTCGCTCGACCCCAAGCACGTGCGGATGAAGCGCTTGAAGAGCGGGACATCGCCCGTGCTCAACGCGCACAGCTCGTTCGATCTGAGCGACGTGATCGGCGTGGTCGAGAGCGCCGAGCTCGAGGCGAAGCGCGGGACGGCCACGCTCCGATTCGATACCGGGCCCGAGGGCGAGGAAGCCTTCCGCAAGATCCGCGACGGGATCCTGCGGAACGTCTCGATCGGCTACCGGGTGTTCAAGATGGAGAAGACCGACGAAGAGGTCGGCAAGATCCCGGTCTGGCGCGCGGTCGACTGGGAGCCGCACGAGATCTCACCGGTGCCGGTTGGCGCCGACGCGGGCGCGGTGACACGCGCCAGCGCAACCACGAACGCTTGCGAGTTCATCGAGGAGAAAGCCATGGATCCCGAGGAGACCGAGAACCCGACCCCCAAGCCGGCGGAGTCGCCCGCGGTCGCCGCGACCCGCTCCGCTACGAACGCGCGCATCGAGACCGCGAAGCAGCTCGAGGCTGCGCGCATCGCGGCCGCCGAGGACGCTCGCATCAACGAGCGCACGCGCCAGCTCGGGATCCGCAAGATCGCCGAGGAGGCCGGACTCGGGGGCACGTGGGCGGACGACCTCATCGAGGCCGACTGCTCCGTCGACGAGGCGCGCACGGTGGCGTTCCAGGCGATGATCCGCAAAGAGCCCGGCATCGAGCCGTACGTGCGCGTGACGGCCGGTGACGACGCGCGCGACAAGTTCGTGAAGGGCGCATCGGCCTGGCTGATCGAGCGCAGCGGCCACGCGAACACGATCATCGAGGCGCGCAAGGTCTCGCGTCTCGCGCACCACTTCACCGGGATGTCGACGGACCCCGGCGAGTTCCGCGGCATGAAGATGACCGACCTCGCGCGCTTCGCGCTCGAGCTGCGCGGCCGCCCGCCCAAGGGGCTGCACGGCGAGGCGCTGATCCGCGCCGCGCTGCAGACGCGCGGCGATCAGGGGTTCAACACGACCAGCGACTTCGCGATCCTGCTCGAGACCGCGGTCAACAAGATCTTCCTCGGTCAGTACGCGCTCGCGCCGGTGACCTGGCCGCTGTGGGCCGGGCGCAAGAGCGTGCAGGACTTCCGGACGTCGACCTTCTACCGACCGGGCACGTTCGGTGTCCTCGACAGCCTCACCGAGGCGGGCGAGATCAAGCACAAGAATATCCCCGACGGAGAGAAGAGGACCCTGACGCCGGGCACGAAGGCCAACATCATCGGCATCACGCGCCGCGCGCTCGCGAACGATGACCTCGGCGCGTTCCAGAACCTCGCGAGCGGCCTCGGCCTCGCGGCCGCGCTGACCGTCGAGTCCGACGCGTTCGCGCTCGTGACCGCGAACAGCGGACTCGGCATCAGCTACGACGCCAACCCGCTGTTCCACGCGACGCGCAGCAACATCGGGCCGACCGGCGCGATGAGCCCGGCGACGCTCGACGGCGGCCGGGCCGTGATGGCCAAGCAGAAGGACCCGAGCTCGAACCAGTTCCTCGCGCTGCGGCCCGCCGTCTGGCTCGGGCCGGTCGAGCTCGGTGGCGTCGCCAAGCAGTTCAACAGCAGCACCACCGACCCCACCGACAACAAGGCGCAGGGTGTCAGCAACAAGGTGCTCAACCTGTTCCGCGACATCGTCGATTCGCCGTACCTGTCCGCGTCGTCGGCGACCAGGCACTACCTGCTCGCGGACC